GGTGCTCACGGGCCAGGGCGACAAACGCGGCCTCTACCTCGGCGAGCGTGGCGTCCGGTTTCACGCCGAGGACCAACCACCAATCGACGGCCGAGGGCGGCAGGGCGGTGTATCCCCGGAAAATTTGTTCGAGGGTGCCGACACCGTAGCGGCTAATGCGCCGCAACGCGTCGATGTGTTGGGCAATGGCCGCGATGTTGTCGGCGACGGAGCGCCATTTGTCGCACGCGAGGCACCGCGCGTTGCCGTTGAGCGTGAAATAGACGGCCGCGCCGGGATCACTGGGCGCCGGCCCCGTCGACACCGGATACCCGCGCACGCCCACCGGCACGTTGGTCGACAAGGTTTCCTCGCGAGCACCCAACCTCCGCAATTCACGGGCGAGGCGTTCGACGGCCCCGGCGACGGTCAGGGCGGCGCCCCGTGACCGGAACGACGACACCCGGCGTTGGGCGCCGGGTGTCCGTTTCCAACCGTCAGGCCATGCGAGCGGAAAGCGCGGGGCCGTCTCTCTCACGGCCGGGTGACCTTATCGTGGCGGTGCCGGATGGTCGGGACGGTGCGCCGGGCACCCTTGGGGCCGGCCGGGAGGTCGATACGAACCGGGACGGACGGCGCCGTGTCGCTACGGCCGACGAGTCCCGACCGTAGAGTCTGGACACTCCAACGAGATGCGGTGTCCGGTCTCGACGCGGCGTTCGTCCCATAGGTGGGGGCACCACCGGCCGGCACCCACAATTCGAGGTCCGCGTGCCGCGCGTGTAGCGTGATGCGTTTCACCGCATCGGCCGCATAGGCGGCCCGTTCGGCCACCGGCATGGTGGCGAGCTTGCGCGCGGCGGCCTGCATCACCTTGGTGACGTCCTCCGGATCGAACGTTGCCACGGCGGCCTCGGCCTCGTGAGCGCGCGCCCTGGCCTCGGCGAGCTTAACAGTAACCGCCCGTAACTTGGAATCCCGTTCGGCCTTGTCGTAGTGGCCGTCCTCGTAATTGTCGAGGATGCCGTCCCGCTTGCGGGAGAGCTTGGCGATTTCCGCGTGGGCGGCCTTGCCGGCGGCGATGATGGCGGCGTGGGTGTGGCCCTGCCGCTTCTGATACTCGCCGAGTAGCCGGGCCGGGTCCGCGTAGAAATTCACGAGGCCGGCCCACACGAGGTTTTCGGTTTCCTCTAGCATGTGGTCGGGCATCCCGCAGGACCCACGGCCGGACGTGCGCGACGAACACCGAAACCGGCCGGCGCGGCCGGGGTACATCGAGGGCCGCATGGGCGCGCCGCACGCGCAAAACGTGAGGCGCCGAAACGTGACCGGATGCGTTGGCCGAGGGCCGCCGTTGTCCTTGGCGTTACGCGTCACACGCTCTTGGACGGCCGCCCACACGGCCGGTTCGATGATGATAGGCACCGGCACCATGATGGTGTGGGGCCGCGACAATTCGGCCTCGCCCATGTAGGCGCGCCGCTTTAAGACTTGCATCATGGTGGACCGTTCCCACCCGAGGCCGGCCGGCGAGTCGGCGCCACGGGCCGTTAAGTCCTGGCAGATCGCCAACCGTTTTTCGCCCGCGTGGTAGCGCCGGAAAATCTCGCGGATGATGGCCGCTTGGGCCTCGTTAACGGCGAGGTGGCCGTCCGGCAATTTGGTGTAGCCGTAGGGCGGCCGGCGCGGATAGAAACCGTCGCGCGCGCGGCGGTGCCGGCCGCGCTTGGTGCGATCGCCAATCAAGGCGCCCTCGAATTGGGCGACGGACCCGAGGATACCCAAGATTAGTTGGCCCTCGGACGTCGAGGCGTCAATGTCCTGCATCGAAAACTCGATGCCGACACGGTGCTTTTTGAGGTTGTGCAGAAACAACGCTTGTTCGATCGAATTGCGGCCCAACCGGTCGACCTTGGCGACTATCACGCGGTCGATTAGCCCGGCCTCGATATCGTCCCGCAACCGGTTGAACGCCGATCGGTTCATGTCCTGGCCGGACGCGCCCTCCGACTCGACATACTCACGAATGCGCGCGGCCTCGCCGCCGGCCTTGCGCCGGTTGGCGTCCCGTTGGTCGGCCAACGACGTGCCCTTGGTTTGCTCCAACGTCGACACCCGGCAATAGCTCGCGACGTAGCGGACGGTGGGCAATGCGAGCTTGGCGAGCTTGGCGCCCATCTTACCGCCCTCCCCGTGGCCACGGCCACACCGGCGGCACCTCTAGCTTGCCCTGGCCGCCATCGGCCTTATAGACCGCCACCGAGGCGAGGACGCGGGCGATTACCACGGCCTCGGGCGAGTCGTGGTATCCGCCGATATCATCGCCAAAACCAAATTTGGCGATACACGCGCGGCACTCGGCAAGGCCACGCCGCGTGTGCATGGTGCGTGCGCCGCACCGATGGCATGTGGGCCACCCCTCACGGATGGCCAAACGCTCCAAGCGCCGATCGCGTTCGCTCTTGTCGAGCTTGCCGTCCACGTACATGTCTAAGATTTCGTCGCGCTTGGTGCCCATTACGCCGGCCGCCGTTTTTCGAGGCGCGCCACGACGGCCTCTAGCCCGTGGGTCATCATGTCTTGCACGTCGATGCCGTGATTCGCCGCCACAATCCGCGCGCGGCGGATGAGGTCCGGCGGCAAGGCCAACGAGGTTTTGACGCGCGCCACGGGCGGCGCGCCGTTCGTGGGTTTGGTCCGCTTCCGTTTGGTTTTGGTCATCGAGGTATCCTCCCGGCATCCAGTATACCGCACTAGCGGTATATACCGTCAACGGCCGGGTCGACCGAATAGCCGGTCATAAAAGCGCGCCCACCGGTCAGGGCCGCCCTCGGGCGCCTCGACAAGGGCCACGTTGAGGACGGCCACCGGGGCCGGCCGGGGCCGGCCAGGGCCGGGATGGTAGGCGCCGGGGCCGGCGAATGCGCGGAGAATCACGGGGCCGGTGGCGGCCGGCCCGACCTTATAGGCGCCGGGGCCGGCCAGGAGCATGCCGAGGAGGAGGCCCGTATCGAGGACGGCGCACCGGAATCGGCGACGAGTCATCCCGCCCACCTCGGCGTCACGGTGCAACCGGCGCGCAATCCTGTCAACGGGAAAGTAATTCGCTTGTGGTCGTTTAGCCGCTTGGCCCCTCTTTTGCGGAAGTCGACACCATCCGTAGTGGGGCGCCGCCGGCCCCTATCAGAGGGGTAGAATTTGGCCGATTTTGCGCTAGACTCCCTCCAACGCTCGATGGTCCACCGGCCGGACGCACCGGTATAACGGTGCAGAGGTATTTAACGCCTATGGCCCTCGTGTTCGCGCCCCCGCCGCTCGCCCATCCCGAGTCGTGGCAGGACGATCTAGAACGCCAAGTCCGCGCGCTGCCCGGCGTGCATTTCGTCGAGGTCACCGCGCACGGGTCCAAGATTTACAAGGCCGGCGCGGTGCGCCTCGTGGTGCCCCGAGGCGGCGGCCGGGCCGTGCGCGAGGGCGCATTCCGCGATTTCGAGGCGGCCAAGCGCCGGGTCCTGCGATCCGGCGCCCATGAGTTTGGCACCCACCCCAACGATGTGGCGTTGATGAGGCCCCTCGGGCCGTCCGAGGATGTGCGCCTCGATGCCGGCGTGGCGGCCGTGTACGAATCCACCACGAATCATCATGGGGAGTCGCCCACGGCCGAGGCCCCACCCGGCAACGGCGGCGCCGCGTCGGCCCCCGTCGAGGAATCGGCCGGCGAGCTTGCATCCACGACGACACCACCCGAGGACGACACCGCCATGGCCAAGCGAACGAAACCGCGCGGGAGCGGAATCAAAAAGGGTAGCAAGCTCGTATTTGTCCCGTGTCCCGTCGCCGGATGCGACGGCCGCGCCGTTGGAAAGCACCTCGAAATGCACAAACGCAAGGGTGAGCTTGCCAAGGATTGGCGCGTGCCGAAACAAGGCAAGGCACGCGCCGCGTTCCTCGCCAAGGTCAGCCGCAATCGGACAAACGGTGAGGGAGCGCCGGCCAAGGGCAAGGGCGCGGTGGGCCACGTGGTCAAAACGTATTTGGCGCAGATCGCCGAGGCGCGCGCCGAGGTGGCGCGCGCGATGCACGTCGCGTTGGAAAAATTGACGGCGTTAGACGGCACGATTGCGCGCCTCGGCGAATTCGCCGACACGCTGCACACCGAAAACACGATGGTGACGCGTGAGCTTTCCCAACTCAAAATGAATATGCAACGGGCCGCCGCCGCGTTTGGCGTGGCCACCGGGGCCACCCCGGCCACCCTCGCGTCGAAACTGCATCGGGCATGACCGCCGAGGCCGACGACGCGGCGATGGCGGACCCGACCCCGGCCACCCCGGCCGTGATGGGCCGCTATTTCGTGGCGGCCGATGCGTTGTTCCGCCGAGGTGAAATGTCGTGGCAAGCTCTGACCGAAATTCGAAATGCCCTCTATGGCCCCACCGTGCCGCCGCTCGATTGGCGCCGGTACGTCGACCACCTCGCCCTACTCAACGAATGGAAACGGCAGCATGACTGAAACCGTCGCGTGGGCCGCATGGGCCGTGTGGCCGCTCGTCGTGTACGTCCTGGCCGAGGGCGCCCGGAGCGTGACCCGGACGCTGCGCGCGCGGCGGCGCTTGGCGAAACCCTTAACGGCCGAGGAACGGGAATATGCGCACGCCGCGCGCGTGCTCTTGTATGAGCGCGGCATCCCGTCGCGCATCGTCGAAATTGCCATCGCCGAATTCCTCAACGAGTACCGCGAATGACCCCGGCCGATGTTTACGGATCGGGACTGAGGAACGGCGGTTCGGTGGTGTCACACTCAATCGTGATTTTGTGCCGCCCGGCCGTCCGTTGGATGCCCCACCAAAACATTAGCCGTTCGCGCGGGGTGCCGTTCGCGCAATAGAGGAACGCCAGGTCGCCCACCGTCTCGCCCCGTGTTTGCCACGTCGCGATGGCCACCGTATCGCGGCCGGTTTGGTAGTCCATCGTGGTGCACGCGGTCGCGAACACCACGAGCAGCGCGGCGACGACGGCGCGTGTCACGCGTTGCCCTCCCGCGCGCGCAATCGCACGCGCGCCGGGTTTGGATCACCCGATAGGTACGAGCGTTCGAGGATGCGGAACACCAAGGCCGTGTCGCCATGGGCCGTCAACACCGGGTGGTTGTCGATCGCCACGTGGTCGGCCTTGCGCAACGGCATCACGTTTTCCCACGCCACGAGGTCGATTTCCCACCGTTGCCGTTGCCATTGGGCCAACCAAAACGCCGCCAGAGCATCGGCCGTCGCCCGGTCCTGCACGAAGTCGAACGACAACACATCCTCGGTGTACGTCGCGAGGCCGGCGACTTGGGCCACGGCCGTGTAATCGTAGTCTCGGGTCGCGTAGTTTAAGAGCGCTTGGCCCCGAATCGCGGTAAACACTTGCGGCCGAGGCGTGCGCGCCGCCATGGCCGGCCGTTGGTCCCACACGTCGCGCGCGTAGTCCAACACTTGGTCGGCCACCGGCGCCGAGGGAATCACCACGAAATCCCATTTGCCGGCCTCGATGAAAATTTCCGCGCGTGCTTGTTGGGCCATGCGCGTGCGAATGTCGGACAATCCAGTAGCGCCCTCGATGCCGAGTAGGAACGCCCATTTATAGGCCAACGCCGCGAGCGTGGCGCGCGAGCTCGCCCACCGCGCCGCGAGGTCCGCGACGGCCACGCCATACAATTGCGTGAGGATAAACCGCGCCACGTCCACCGGATTTTCGAGTAACGCGTTGGCCGTGCCGCTCACGGTGCCGGCCGCGTCGTCCTGCATGCCGTCGAGGTCGCACGTCACATCACCAATGACAATCGCCGCCGTCGACTCGCCGCCGCTGCCGCCGCCGGCCGTCACGTCGCCGGTGATGGTGTAGGCCGTGATGGTCCATAGCACTACGTACGGGGTGTCGGGTGCGCCGGACACGCCGGGATCACCGTAGAGGTGCAACGTAAAGGTTTCATTCGCGACCGAGGCGCCGGTGTCGTATTCCGCCGTGACCGCCGCCGGCATGATGAGATAGCCGTTCGCATCCTTGGTGCCTGAGGCCAACACGACGGTGGCGCCCGTTGCCGGGTCCGTCCGCCAAATTTGCGATTGCGCCGGATTGACGGACGCATCGCCCACCCCAAATTGGCCGCTCACGATTTGGTACGTAAACGACACGCGGCGACGAATGGGGCCGCTCGCGAATTCGGCGCCCTGCGAGGGAATCACCACCGTGAGGGTGTGTTCGATGGCTTGGTTGCCGTTCCACTGAAAGGAACGATTCATCGACGGCAACGAGGTCGGTTGGAGGAGCGCGCGCGACACCGGGATGGTGTGAAACGCGCGGACGTCGGCCACGCTAAAGGTGATGGCCGCGAACGACTTGCCGGCCACCACGTCGGTAGCGTTGGGCGTGAGCGTGGGCGCCGTTTTCGCCGGGTGGCCGTTCACGCGCACGTTCGCCATGGCCTTGTGAGGGAATCCGCTCACGTTTTCGGCGGCGACAAACCGATAGGCATTGCCCGGGCCGCGCACCTCCATCACCGTGGATTGCGCGTCGTGGGCGGCGGCAGCCGTGCCGTTGCGCGCGCGGGCGCACCCGGTCAGCGAATTGCCCGACTTGCCGGTGTAGGTGATTTGTTCGACGTTGATTTGCACCGTGCCGGACGACGGAAACACCGTCGCATCGACCAACGGCACGGTGGTCACCGAGGCGTCGATGGCCGAGGCGAGGCGCCCCACTACGCCATCGACCACGGGAATACAGGGCACGTTTTTCAGGGACCCGAACGCGCGCGGAATGGTGCGGTTCACCACGGCCGGCGCGGCGGCCGGGAATGCCGTGCGGTCAATCGTGGTGACGATGCGCCGATCCTCCAACAACAAGCCTTGGTCCGACATGCGCAGCCGGAACAACCGGTCGTCGATTTCGGTTGGTTCCTCGATGTAGAGGACGTTTAAGAGCTTCCCCGGTTGGCCGACGTCGAGGCGATAGAGGGACACGCGCGCGCCGGCAAATTCGTAGGTGCCGGCGCCGGCATTCAAGGGCGTGCGCAACACGTCGGACAACCGCGCCTTGCCGGCAATCGGTTTCGTGTTGAAAAATGTTACCTCGGACGTGACCGGCGCGCCGGCCGACACCAATTCCTCGACGGGACCCCACGCGGCCACGAGCGGCAACCATTCCACGCCCGTCACCTCGGGGCCGATGTAGTGGTCTGACACGTACACGGTGAGCGGTGACGGTGAGAAAAAGTCGATTTGGCCCAACAGCGTAAAGGGCCGGTCGACGACGGGCGGCGCGATCGGGGCCACGGTGAGGGCCGGCAGGACGACGGCCACCACGAGCGGCGCGACGGGCACCGCAAGGACTTGGACGGTACCGGGAAACACCACGGCAATTTCGAGCGGCGCCACCACGGCCGTGGGTGACCACGTGATGGCCGGCACGTCGACCACCACGACGAGCGGTGCCAACACCGGAATGGGCGGCGCCACCGCCATGGGCGGCAAGTCGATGGCCACGGCCAGGGCGGTGACGGGCACGAACGGCGGCGGCACCGTAACGGCCGGAAGATCGACGACGACGAGGACCGGTTCGACGGCGACATACAACGTCGCATCAACGAGCGTATCGAGCGGAAGCGTGCAGAGCGGCGCCAGAGTATCGGGGGTGGGGTAACCGTCCGGCGCCTCGGTGGAGAGCGCGAGCGCCGCGACGGGCCGAACGTCGAGCGGAGAAAATCCTAACAACGCCGCACCAAGCGCGGAATCCGGTTACCCGCGCACGGCGGCCTGTAGGCCAATCTTACATTTGTAGGTGGCATCGTTGACGCCGGGAAAGGTCGCGGTGCCCACGTTTGTTAGGCCCAACAGCGTCACAAAATGGTAGCCCTCGGCCGCGCCGGTTTTCCACCCGGCGATACCGAGCGGAATGCCGGCGCCGGCATTCGAGACCACGCCGGCACTTTCAAATCCCGATTCCGGCACGGTTGTACTATCGAGGGCCACTCCCGCCCGCACCCCGGCCACGCCCGAGTTTGTTATCGAGCCGGCCACCGAGAGCGCCACGCTTTCATCGCCCCACGTGAGTAGTTCCAACCGGATTTCGCTATTGATTTCAACGTAGGTGGTGCTCGTCGTGGTCCGGTCCACGGTAAACGAATTCACCAAGGCGCGCGGGCGACGATTCGCCCACGACAACACCAACCGTTTGGTGGCGGAATCCGCGAATCCGACCGGCGTCGTGGTGCGGACCATGCCCACCACCGTTCGCGAATCATCGCCGCTTTTGATTTCCACGCCCGTAGTGGCGTCCACCGCGTGCGCCAGCGTCGTCAGAAAGTCGAACGTAAGCACGCCCGCGTTGTCGAACACCGTCACGAGGTAGGTTGTACCGGCCGCCAACGCTTGATTGGCCGCGCCGTCGACGCGATTGACGGCCGCCGAGGGATTGCCGCTCACGATCCCGGCGCCGATGTCCCGATTGCGCCACCCGGCGGCGTCCTTTACCGGCAGGAGTCGGCCGTTATACGGCCGGAATGCCACTTGGGTGGCGTTTTCGAACACGAGGCGGCCGGCGCCCGTGCCGATGGTGGCGGCCTCGAACGCCGCCGCCGGAATCGCGGAAAACACATCCTTGGTGCCGGCCGAGAAATTTACTTTGGCGTTGCCGTTCGAGGATTTCAACACGGTGGTTCGCGCCAACACGCCGGCCGTGGCCGTGCCGATGCCCACCTCCCATTCGGGCACCGTGCGATGCACGATCGCGTAATAGGCCGGCACCGCGCCGATGCCAAGCGCCCACGTCACGAAACCGGGCGGCGCGCCGGCCAACGCAAGGTCGACAAGGCCGGTCGTCGTCGAGCTTTCTTTTACGCGATCACCTAGCGCCGGATTCACGGTGCGCCCTCCCTCATCCTTGCACGCCCACCATGAGCGCCGTTCGCGCCGAGGTCACCGTTGACGTCGAGTGCCACGTCCCGGTGCCCGAATTGACGCGGCCAATCAGCGTGGCGTAGTGATAGCCCTCGGCGATGGCGGCCCGGCCGCTCACCACCTCGTTTTGCGCATCGCCGGCCGTGTTGTTGACGCCAAGGTTTTCAAGATTTGTTACCGGCGAGGTGCCGTCAACGGCCACCGCCGCCGTGTTATAGGCGCGGCCGGCGGTGTTGTTCGACGTGCCGTTGTAATGGAATCCCACTACGTCATCGCCCCACGTGAGGAACGGCACCCGAATTTCGGTGTGTAGTTCGACGTAGGTTAAGCTCCCCGTCGCACGATCGGCCGTAAACGCGCCGGCCCCGACCTTGCCGCGCCGATTCGCCCACGACAACACCAAGAGGCCGCCGGGAAACTGGCTGGCCGCGTTCGTGCGCACCATGCCCACCACCACGTGCGAGTCGTCGGCCTGCCGAATTTCGACGCCGGTGTTGGTGTCAACTTGGTGCGCCAAGCTCGTCAGAAAGTCGAACGTGAGCACGCCCGCGTCGTCGAATACCGTCACCAAATAGGTGGTGTCGGCCGCCAACGCTTGGTTGGCCACTCCGTTGACACGGTTGACGGCCGAGGCCGGATTCCCCGACACGATGCCGGCGCCGATGTCCCGATTGCGCCACCCGGTCGTCGTTTTCACCGGGAGGTGGCGGCCGTTGTAGGGCCGGAACGCTAGTAGCGTGGCACTCTCGACGACGAGGCGCCCTTGGTTGGTGGCCAACGGGATTTGGTCCAAGAGTATGGACGGCGCGGTGACAAACACATCCTTGGTGCCGGCGGAAAAATTGACCTTGGCGCCCGCGTTCGAGGACTTGAGGACGGTGGTCCGTTGCAGAATCGTGCCGCTCGTAACCACGCCGCCGAGGCCGATTTCCCATTCGGGCAAGGTCCGATGCACGATCGCGTAGTGGCAATATTTCCCGTCGCCGATGCCGGCCAGGAACGTCACGAATCCGGCCGGCGCGCCGGCCAACGCCATGTCGGCCGTGCCGGTGGTAGTCGCCGTTTCCTGTACGCGATCGCCGGTGAGCGCCGCGCCCTGCATTACGGTTGATAGAGCTTCACGGCGCCGCCCTGCGCAGCCGCCGCGAATTGCACGCCGAAATAATCGCGCGTGGCCTGACCGGGTGAGATTTCGTAAAACCCCATGACGAGGCTTGTCGCATCCGACCCGAGCTCGAGGAACAACACGGCGCCGGCAATCGTTTGCCCGGCGGCCAGTGTCGTCCACAACGGGTCGTCCGCGTCGAGGAACGCAAAGTCGTTCGCGTCGTCGCGCGTCACCGTTTTGTTGGCCAGCGTTTGCCGCGCGTAGCCGACCACCGAAATTTCGTTCGTGATTTGATTGACGAATCGGTGGTCCTTGTTCGGCACGTACCCCGCTTGCACCAACATCATTTTGAGGGTGGCCGTTACGAGGTCCGCTTGCGCCTTGGCCAGGGCCTCTAGAAACCCGTTGTAAGTCACGTTCGGCATACGTCCTCCGTTACTGCGGGATTTCCTCGAACACGGCCGACACCTCGAACAAGTCGACCCCGAGGGCGCCGGGTGGCCCGAGCATCGGGTCAGCTTCCCACGTCACCCACACCACGTTGCCCAATTGGTCGGTGAGCACCAACGGATTGGCGCCCTCGCCAGACTCGCGGAACGCTTGCACCAACGTGGCCCAATCGGGGCCGGGCATCGCGTGCCATTCGTACTCGTAGCGGCGGCGCGCTTGGCCCTTGCGCGTGTTCCACGGATACCCGGCCGGTGACCGATCGTGCGCGACGTTGGCGACGTACCCGGGTTTGCCGGATGGCAGGTTCGGATTGTCGATGATGGCGAGGCCCACGCCCAACATAAGCTCGCCGATGCGCGCCGGGGCCGCGCCGCCGGCCGGAATGACCACCCGGAAATACCGATAGCTCGTCAACGGCAGGGCCACGATAAAGGGGTCCTGATCCACCGTGATGGTGGCCGGCCCGATATCCGTCCATGCGGTGTTGTCGGCACTCCCGCTGATGCTGACCACGCCGCCCATTAGGTTGTGGTGGATGAGGGCGAGCGCCGACACGGCGCCCACCGCCCCGGCGCCGACGTCGACGGCCAACGTTTGCGCGGCGGTATCGGCCGCCACCCATTGCGGCCCGGCGTCCTTATCGTTGAGGTACGGCGCCGTCGCCGCGCCCGACGACGCGGTGATGGTGCGGCCGGCATACACGGAATTGGTGAGGAGTCGAATCCCGCTCACAACCCCAACCGTTTTTTGAGCGCCGCGATTTCTTGCGGGTCCTGTAGCCGCATCCGAAATTCGGCGCGGATGCGGTCCACATCCATACTCGAACCGGCCCCGGCCGGCGTGACCATGCCGGGCATGGTCACCGAGGCCGCGTTGAGGCGACGGAGCGCGGCCACGAATGTGTCGAGGGCATCGGCGGCGGCCTGCGCCACGGTAATCAAGTTGTCCGGCATCGCTAAAACCCTCGAATCACGTAGGCCGCGAATCGGTCCCACGCTTGTAACAATGTGTAGTCCGGTTGCACGCTCACCCGTTGGCCCGGCGGAATGTCGCCGCGTTTCCACAACCGATAGGACGGTGGCAATTCGGCCACGGCGCGCCCGTTCGCGCGGACGTTTTCCTCGAACGACGGGCCGGCGCCCGACCCCACCACCGCCGCCGCTCGTTGCCCCGGGATCGGGGTGAACGTTTGGGCCATCGCGCCCATGAGGACAAACCACGCGGCGTTGGTCAGAAATTCCATCGCGGACGCGTAGAATTCGCCGACCCCGTAGCGGATGACCGAATCGAGCATCGCTTGTTGGAGCGCCGGAAACGCCTCGCCCCACCGGTCGACGATCGGCCCCGAGTATTGAATCCGCACGCTCGCCTTGCCGCCCTCGGGCGCCGAGGCCGCGAATTTCTGACCCAACGTGTTGAGTTTCACCGTCAAGGACCGGGCCGAGCTCGTCGCGCTCATCCGCCCACCGTCGATTGCCACGCTTGGAACGCGCGCACGGAGTCGTAGACACTGACCGCAAGTTGTTGATACGAGGCCGTCAGCGTGCGCACCGCGTCGTTGTTGACGTCGGAGATTTGCGCAAGCTCCGTCAACTTGGCGGCGAGCGCGGTTTGCCGGGCCTGCAATTGCCCCAACGTGTCGATGTGGGTGGCCACCCACGTATCGGCGTCCTCCCACAACGTTTTGTCGCCGACGAGGACACGCCGGGTCGATTGCTCGATGACGTCGAGGGCCGCCGGCAATTCCCCGTATTTCGCCTTGAGGCTATCGACGGCCGCCAACGCTTGTTGTTCCTTGGTGATGCGCGCTTGCATCGCGTCGTTGGACGACACGACGCCCTCGCGTTCGAGGAATGAGATTTGCCGCAAGCTCTCTTGGTATTGCTCGTTAAAGTCCGACACCTCGCGAAACGCGGTGGTGATATCGGGGCCGGCGAGGCCGCCGGTGCCGATACGGGCCACGAAGTCCTGCCGCAATTTCGCTTGGGTGGTCAATTGGTCGGTGAGCATCCGAGTTTCGGTTTCGAGCGCCGCTTGGCGCGCTTTCATTTCCTCTTGGATATCTTTTAAAACTTGGTCGGCCCACTTTTGTTCGGCCTCGGCGCGTTTCAGCGCGTTGAGCTCTTGGAGCTTGCCCATGGCCTGTTCGCGGGCCACGCCTTGCGTGGTGGCCAGGATTTGCGCCTCGCGCTCTTTCGTTTCGAGGCGCAACACCTCTAGGTCGTCGCCCCGCAGCGCGGCAATTTCCTTATCGAGCGAATTCAGGGTGGCGCGCGATTTCGCCAACGCGTCGAGGTTCGCCTTTTCCTCTTTAAGCTCGTCGTTGATGCGGTTGATTGTTTGCGTCGTCGTTTCACCAAGGGCCAGGAAATTACGGATTTCCTCGTCGAGCTTTTGCACGGCGGCGGCCACCGCCGTGACGCCCGCGATAATCACGCCGACTTGCCCGGCCAGTTTCCACGCGCCGCCCAACGCGTTGGCCTTGTCGATGAGGCGTTCTAAGGCCCGTTCGGCCATTTGGCCGCCCGGGATCAATTCGCCTAATCCCTTGACCGCGAATTTCGTTACCGCGTCCTCGGCGCCCCTGGCCGACTTGCCCACGCCGCCCATGGCCTTTTCGGCCTTGCCCATCGACGCCACGAAATTGGCGGCATCGGCCCGCAAGTCGACGATGAGGGACCCGGCCGTTTCGGTGCGCGCGCCCATCTAATCGGCCTTGGGGGAGGCGGCCACTGTCGTCACGATGCCGTCCCAATAGGTGTGGGAAAACGTCGAAAGGATTTGGGGTGTGGCATCGGCAAGCGCCGACGTCAACGGCGCTTGGGGCCGGATGCCGGGATGGTGCACGCGGGCGCCGTAGACTTGCCCGGCGCGCGTCATAAAGACCCGCGCTTTCCGCCGCGCGCGGCCTCCACGGCGCCGGCCGCCCTTGGGGATTTCGTGAGGCTTGGTGCCGAATTCGAGGAATCGGAGAATGTACGCGCGCTTGGTGCCGCCGACCATCGCGGCGCCGCCGTCCTCGGTTTCCGACGTCGACACCACCAAGCGAATGTCGCCGGCCGTTTTGCCGGTGACGGAATGAATCCGCGCCACGGCCGTGGTTTTCAACACCTCGCCGCCGGCCGTCAACGCCTCGCGCAGGATCGGGCCGCGCACATCCTTGGCGAGATTGTTAAACGTGGCCGTCAATTCCTTGAGGCCGCGTACCTGCATCGTGGCCGACACACCGGACGGCATCACGGCCCCACGAGCTTGGCGCCGGGAAATTTCAGAAACACCGAGGTGATGACCGATTCCACCTCGGCGCGATGGGTCGGCGCGCGGGCCGGCAGGACCGGCGACGGCGCGCGCGGGGGCGCCGCTGCCGGGGCCGGCCGGCGCGATCGCGCGGCCTGCGATTCCTCGACGTCGAGTAAATCGAACGCCATTTGTTCGCTGATTTCCTCGCTATCCAACTCACGCAACAAACGGCGCCGGCCCATGCCCAACCGCCGCCCGAGTCGGATTACGTACCGGGCAAACGGTTGGGCCGCTAGTTTCCCTGTAGCCGTTCCACCTCGGTGTCGCCGATGCCGTTTAACCGCATGGCCACCCGAAACACGCGCGTCAGGGCCACTCCGGACTTTTTCCCGAGGGCCACCACGTCGGTATCGGAAAACAACCGATGCCCGGCCTCGTCGACGAGGGCCAGGGCGACGAGGTGCGTCACGTATTCCATGCGTTCGGCCACGGCCTCGGCCGGCGTAGCCGGGTGGCCGTTGCCGTTCGCCTTGGCCTTGGTGGCCTCATGGACGGCCACCTCGAACGCCCACCGATCGGCGCCGCTAATCGTGGCCACGATCACGTCGCCGCCCCATTCGGGCACCGGCACGCGTTCGGTGCGAATGTCGTTGGCGGCGAGAATGGCGGCCCGCGTCAACAACGGCATTACGGTTCGATGCGCGACGAGGCGCCGGCCACCAACGACACCGTGGCGCGGATCACCCCGTCAAGGCCGATTTCGTCGATACCGCACGACCCGACCGACGCCCGAAACGCAACGCCGTACGTGTCATTGGGCGGCGGAAACATCACTTTCCAGTTATGCGGCGGATGCACCGTGGCGTTGCCCTCGTCGAATAGCTGTTGGTGGCCCACGTCGGCCGGCAGAAAGTTGATTTGGAATTCCCCGGCGCCGGTGTCGGCGAGGCCGGCGCGTTTTTCGCGCGCGGCCGATTCGAGGTGGGACACGTCCACCTCGGCCGGGGCCGACGTCGGCGGCGTGATGGTCACCACCTCGGCGATTTTGGTAAACCCCTCGGTCGGCGTCACGCCATCGCCAATCAAGAGCGTGGTGCCGTTCGTTACGATCGCTTGCGAATCGGCCATGGGTGGGTGCCCTCCCGTCTGAATTGCTCGTGGTAATCGCACAACGGACTACCCGGCGCGGCGTTGTCGGGTCCCTGCGTAGGTGGACGGCCCGCGCTCATTTCGGCCCGGATTTCATCGCACAATACGCACAACGATAGGGGCAACACCGCCGCGCGCTTAGAGGCGCGCGCGAGATATGCAACCGTCGTGGCCCACGCCTCTGGATTGTTCGTGCGATGTTCGGCGATACCCACCAACGCGTTGCAGGGCGGGCACACCCACCCGCGAAAATTCCCGGTGGCGTGGTCATGGTCGCGGACGAATTCGCCGAGGGCGAACCGCTCGCCGCAACGCTCGCATCTTCCGTCCTCCGGGCGTGGCCACACCGTCATGCCGTTGAGAGGACGATTTACGAGGGCCACGCTTGTGTCCGGCGCGCGCCTTGTTCCAGGTTTTCGGTTTCGATTTGGTGTCCGTTCGCGAGGATGCTCACCTCGTGATGGCGCGCACCCTCGACGATATCGACCACATCCAACACGCGATCGCGCCAGTACACGCGCAACGTGGGCGCGCTCTGTTTGAATCCCCACACGTCGGCGCGAAAACGAATCCGCACCCGATACTTTTCTTCGCCCAATGCCTCGACCCCGGCCCACATCGTGGGCGTGGTGGGTAAGTCCGCCCATCCGCCGAGGACGGCATCGAGGCGACGGAGCGTGACGCGTTCGGGATAGTCGCCCGCGTCGACCACTAGAGCGTCACCACGCCGGTAGTGCGCGCGTAGAACGCCAACACGCGTTCAAGGTCGTTGGGCATCGAGGCCGGCGAGCCGGCCAAGCTCACCGGCGCGCGCGTGTCGTAATACTGCGACACCAACGAGAGCATGCTTTTGTGGATGTCGGCCGGCACGGGCACCGGGTCGGCGCCGGCCGGCGCCGGGCCGCCCGTGAATTTGACGCGCACGTTATCGGGGCCGACCGGCCAGCCCTCGGGCGGCGCGTAGAGGATGCCGAACAATCCATCGAGGGACCATCCGGTGATCGCCGAGGCCGCCGTCCCATCGGCCGGGATTTTTTCCACGGCGGTCACGGCCTCGACGGGCCACCGGCCAAGCTCGATCGGCGCCGAGGCCGCCACGACGTGGTAGCGGCCGATAAACCCTTGGGCCACGAACATTTGTTCGGTGACGTTTTCCACGAGCGTGCGCGCGGCGGCGATGTAGAGGCCGATTAACGCATCGTCGTCCGCGATATCGACGCGGCAATGTTTCTTGGCCTCGTCGAGGGTGATTGGTTCCACGACGGCCACGGCCGGGTCGGACACGACGATACCCGGCGCCTCGGGAATGCTAGACGCGGCCGAGGAATCCCCGGCCGCGTCCGCTGGACAACAACACCGCGCCCAACTCACGCCGCTAACTCCGTTAGGCCGGCGTCAGGCCCGTGACGAGGACATACGCGGCCGGCGCCCAATGCACGAGCGCCACGCGCATTTCCGCGCGAATGGTGGTGATGTTTTTCTGGAAGTCGTCCACGTCGGTGTTGGCGGCCTGAATCGCGATGCCGCCCTTGCGAAAGAGCATCGACCCCTCGGCATAGTTGCCGATGATGGCGGTTCCGTCGACCACCTCGGGCGATTGCACCACCGAGAGACCGGCCAAGGGTTGCGGCGTGGGCGCCAAGAGGTTGGGCAGCAGGAAACCCCCGGCCGTCGAAGTCTGACCGGCGACGTTCAGATAGGTATTCGGGGAGAGCGCCACGGTATCGGGCCGGCGCTTGGAGGCCGTCCACACCGCCGCGACCCCTTGGGCCAGGGCGATGATAAACGGCGCCGTGGCGGCGGCGGCCACGTCGGTGGTTTTGCCCGGGAGAGCAATCAGGCCCATGATTTTGCCGGCGCCGCCCGCGCCGTTGACCACCTCGTGTTCGAGCTTGGCCACGAGGCCGCCGGCCATGTTCGCGTCGATGTAGGACCGGAGCGCCGGCACGTCGTCGAGGAATTCGTCCGGCACCTTGATGATGTGGGCGATTTTCAGGAGCGGCGCGGACCCGAGGGTGAAGACCTTGGCGGATTCCGGTTTCGCCGCGCCCACGGCCACGTAATCGGCCGCGTTGGTAAAGCTCGTTTCCTGGAGGTACGGAATGGACCCGGCCTCGGTGGTGCCCTGGCCGAATCGCGCGGACACGAGGTCGAACGGCCACACCGGCGGCGGCGGCGCTACGATGACGCCCGGCGGAATCGGCGCGCCGGTGATGGTGACGGCCGCCTCGATTTCGACGGTCGGCGATTGCCATTGCCCGGTGCGCGGCGCCGCGCGCATCGCCTTGAATACCTCGGAGTCGACGAACGCCGCGCCGAGGGACAGTTTGTGCGGCCCGATGAGCGGCAGGATTCCGCCGTTGGCCAGGGTGATGGGCGTGAAACCGGGCACGGCCGCGCCGAGGTGCACCTTGGGCGTGCCGCCGTTGGCGTTCGGCGTGAGAGACGTGCCCATCGCCTCGACGGCGGCGAGCATGCCGGCGAATCCCGAATCGCGCTTGCCCTTGGCGGCGAGGCCCTGCATGGCCGCCGAAATGGCGTCGAATTCCTTTTGTTCCTCGTCGGACAAATCGCGTTCCTCGGCCTTGGCCTTGGCGACGAGGGCGCGCGCCTTGTCCTGATGTTCCCGCATTTCGTCGTGAATCGTTTTCACGGCCATGTGCTACGGCCCTCCGACGATCGCGCACGCGATCGTGTCAACGGACGTTAGCCGCTCGGCCAACGCACGACGCCACGCGGTGGGGGTGGCCACAACCGGGGCCACGGCGGCCGGCGCCGGCAACGCCGCCGTGGGCGGCGCGGGTTTGGGTCCCGCCGCCGCGATGATCGTGTCAACGAATCCCTCGGCCTTGGCCTCGTCCGGTTCGAACCATCGTTCCTCGGCCATCCATGCCCGCACGGTGGCCTTGGGTTGCTTGGTCCTGGCCACGTACGTGTCGGCCAGGACGTTGGCGGCCTTGTCCAAGAGCTTGGCCATGGCGCGCATATCGTCGGCGCCACCGAACGCGATGGCGTGCGGTTCGTGAATCATCAACATCGAGGGCGCCATCATCGTGATGCCGTCCTTACCGGCCAGAGCGATAACGGACGCGATCGACGCGGCGGCGCCCTCGATGATGGTTTCTACCGTCCCGTCGAATTGACGGAGCGTGTTATAGATCGCGAGGCCGTCGAACACGTCGCCGCCCAACGAGTCGATGTGCACGCGCAAGCTCTTGACGCCCGCATCGAGGGCGCGCACTTCCTCGACGATATCGGCGGCGGACTTGCCGAACCATCCGCCAATCGACCCGTAGAGGTACACATCGGCCGAGGGCGCGCCGGCCTCGGCGCACACCTCGAACCGGCGCGGCCGGTTGGAATGCAGGCCGGGCCGGCCGGTCGGGTCCGGCAACGCCGCCCGCGCGATTTTCTGGCCCTCGGCGACGAGGGCCGCGAGGTCGACCCCCGCGCGCATCACGCGCTCACCGATACGCCCGTCACGAGGCAAAACGCGGCCGGCACGAAATACACGACGGCCACGCGGATTTCGGACCGAATCATCGTCTGATTCTTTTGGAAATAGTCCGCGTGGGTGTTCGCCGCTTGCGTGGCGACCCCGCCGCGTTGAAACACCATGCCGCCGAGTTTGAATGCGCCGACGATCGCTTGGCCGGCCGGCATATCGGGCGAGGGCACCACCACCATGTCGAACGGCGGCGGCGACACCTGCGCGGCCTTGTTGCCGGTGGGAAACCATATGACGTTGTACGTCGCCGGATTCACCACCACGGTGTCGGGCCGGCGCCGGGTGGCCGTCCACACGTTGGCGGCGGCCGTGGCAATCGCCGCCATGCCCTCGCCGGCCGCCGCCGCGACGTCGGCGGTGCGGCCGGGCAACGTCAGTAAGCCTTGAATCTGACCGGCCGCGCCGGACCCGGTGAGGATTTGCTTATCGAGCACCGCGAGGACCCCGGCGCCCATGTTCGCGTCGAGGTAGGCCGCGAGGCCGTCCGCGTCGTCGAGAAATTCGTCCGGTACGGTGAGGGTGTGGGCCACCTTGACCACCGGTGAGGTTTTCAGCGCCAACGCCTTGGCCGATTCCGGTTTAGCGGCGCCGGCCGCGACGACGGCGGCGGCGTTCGTCACACTCGTTTCCTGGAGGTACGGCACAACCCCGCCGCTCGTGGGGCCGGATGCGAACCGCGAGGCGATCGTGAGGCCGCCTACATCGTGGG